GAAACTGACGATCAATCTCATCAAGATCATAATCAGTATCTAGGAAACTCATTCTTGAACTATAAAGTTCTTGAGAAGCTTGAGCGGAAATTGTGTTTTCGAGTTCTGCTAATTTAGCGAGAGTCTCGGAAAGTTTTTTGTTGTTCTCATCAAGATCTTTCTTGAATTTTTCAACTTGAGCGACAGCTTCAGCCTTAGCGACTTCAGCATTTTCCATCTCTTGCTTCATTTCGTCACTCTTTAGTTTAATGCTCTCAGCGATCTTGGCTGAAATAGAAGCTACGGCTTCATCACTAAACTTGGCAGTGTCTTGCTTTTCAGCGAGAACTGTTTTTAATGCAGATAGTATTTGTTCTAAATCCATAATTTTTGTTTTGGTAATATTTACAGGTTGTTTTTGTTTTTGTGAAAATATTTTATTGTTAAAGTTTAATAATTCTACAGAATCGACTTCATAAAACTCAGCTTCTTCTGTTTCTATTTCTTGTTTTTCGTTTTCAATTTCTATAGCAGATGTTCCATCATCAATCACTACGCCTTTAACATCAGCAGCAGGATTGCTTGTGAATCCGATACCTAAAGGATAAATACGTCCAGTAACCAAACGATATACTGGAGTTCCATCGTTCATATATCCAGATCCATCAAAGCCTTTTAAATATTTCTTAAATTCATCTATTTGTTCTTTTTTAGTGATAATCTCCGCTTGCTTCAAATCTAAACTTCCAACTGCAATATAATACTCATTAAATCCTATCTCCCAACTTGCGCTAATTTTTTCATATAATGCGGAATCAGGATCGTTAGAATCCATTAATGCGTCTGCGAAATCGCGATCAACTGTTTTATAAATTACAGCGGCCAAAGCAATATTAAATGGACTAAGACTTCCTCTTACATCTTCGTCAGATAATATTTTATTCTCTCCATAAGAAGAAAACGCTGAATTAACAATATGCCCAACTACTCTTTTCTTGTTATGTTCAATATTTGTTGGCTTATGAATGAAATAATTTTTAAATGCAATGGCTGTATTCGTATCAATACCATCACCATTTTTATTAAAACGATTTACAAGAGCCGCATTAAATGCAGCCCCAACTAAATCAACATTCTTTTCTAAATTAACTGAAGAAGGTATAATTGATTTAAGCGGTTCCAATGAAGCTTGCGACAACAAAACATTGCTATCGAAATTTAACGAAGCCGTAACTATGTTGTCAAATTTAGTTCTATAAAGGAACATATATTTACATTTTACACGGAATACTTAGTACTGTGATATAAAAGTGCTGCTGCATATGTGTCTAAATCATGTTCGCCAGCAGTAGTTTGTATCTCACTTAATATGTTTAGCTTGTCTAATTTATTTGGATCGTTTAGAACTTCTGTAGCTAAAGAAGTCCAAGATTCACACTGAGATCCTAATATGATTGCTTCGGAAATACCTTGTGCTAATTTATTCTGTTCAGCGTTTAGAGATTTTTTAGAATATTTCTTTTTCAAACCTAATTCTACAATAGAATACAAATCTTTTGTTTTATCCATGACTTTAGCGATTGCATCTTTTGCATAAACAGAAGCGTTAGATCCGACAGGACGACCTTTTTCAGTTGGAGTCGTTGTTTTTTTGATTGCGGGTTTAACTCCTGAAACTTCAGGCGTTGGAGGAGCGATAACAGGAACGCCGCCAACAATTGGGTTATAATATCCCTTCTTTCTTTCTTCTACAAACTTAGCTTGAGCAGTGCCTAGCTCTTCTTTAGTTGGATAAATACCAGTTTCAATTACTCTCAACCCTTCTTCTGGAGGTAGTATTCCTAGTTCCATCATGCGCGTGACCACGCGATTAAATTGAGTCTCGTCTTTAATAGATACCTCTTCAAACTTAGCGATAGGGCATTTACCTTTAAATCCCAAGTTGCGAAAAATCAATTCCATTTCAGGCTGTAGAAAATCATTCAAGAAAGCTTTTCTAGCTTCCTTTAATCTTTCGAAAAATACTTGAGCTTTTACAGTTGTGTTTGCAAACTTTTCTGAACCGATAAGAATGTTCTGCAATCCTTCTTTAATGTCCTCATTAACGACTTTATACTTTTCATATCCTAAAACTTTATTCATATCTGGGATAATGAACTCAGCTTTTGTTGTATAATCTGCAACTAGAACGCGACCAACAGATTGATTGCTCAAAAGACTTTGCATCGCTTTTATATTCTTGTGATTAATACCTCCTTTAGCTGGTTCGCTACCCATAGTTATCAATAGAATGACATTCTCAATTGTGCGGCAAATAGCTTGATCAATCTTTTTCATTTCCATCTTGAAATTGATATCATCAAGAACGGCGAAACCAAAAGGTATAGCAAAAGGTTCGTAATCTTGCTTCTTATAAAAAGAATAAATAATATCTGTAGGATTCAATTGAATTTTAAGCCCATCTCTTGCCCATTGACCCAATCTGATTTTTTCTTTTGTATCGTTGTCTAAACTATCAAACACAACTTTGTCATGATCGTTTTTAGGCGATCTAAGTCTTTCTAATTCGTATTCAGAAAGTATTTTTTGATAAACAATTTGATGCCAAGAACTTGTGTGATTTGTTGTTAAATAATATGGATTGAGAAGTGTGTATTGAACTGGAATTAAATTCTTTACGTCGTATGACGTAGGATAATTATACAATTTAATATCTGTATTATAAGACGCTCCATCATATGAAGCGTATGTTTCTAGAATTTTTTGAAAATCGTCGATATTAAATTTAGCATTTATCTTGTAAAAGAAAACATTACCACTGCGATAATACTCGCGGAAGTATTGATCTTTAACATTCCACATCCTTGTATACTTCATCCATTTTGAGAAAAAGTCTTTTGATTTTTGACTTCCACCTTCTAAATATATTTCAGCATTAGCAAATTCAGACATAATATCAACAGCATTTCTAAAAATAGCTATATTTGCATAAGCTTTCTGGCATAATTCTATAGCGTCACGAATATTATATCCGTTAATAGAAGTTTCGAACGGCAACATTCCTTCTCTAATGTTTCCATATTTATAAATTTTTGGTCCTACATAAGCCAAATTTCTGCGTAAATTAGTAGATTCTCCTCCTCCACTTCTTTCATAACTAGAAGCTTTAGCCTCTTGTTGATAGAATGGATCACCAACTAAAGAAGGTTCAGAAGCATTATCTCTTAACATAGCGTCAAGCGGCTCAGACTGCCCTTCTTGAGCTTTAGAGAATTTGCCCCAATAATCTGATCTTTTATTATATTTGCGACTCATGTTAATAATAGTTACACATTGTCACTTTAAAAGTGACTTTTTAACTTTTAAGCTATAAACATTGGTTCAAAAGTTTCAGTCATATCTTCAACTTGAGTATTATTCATGTCGAAATAAATCTTACACAACCAATTACCTAATACTAATGCTGAGTAACTATCTTTTCTAGGTTTATCTGGTCCAGACTTACGTTTAAGGTTCGCTGGAAGATCAAAGTTCTGCATACCTTGAGCAGATGTTGTTATTTGTATGAGAGCGCATTCTGTTTTAGTTAACAATATCATATCAGTTAAATGTTCTACAAAATCAATCATTTTAGCTTCTTCATTTTCTTTTTCAGTGTCCAAAGCGTTAGAGAATTTTAAATCTGTAATACCAATACGCTTTTTAGTTTGACTTCTGAAATTATCATCAATAGCTCTACTAGCGAAATATGTACGGCGATGATCGAAATTCGCTTGTAACAACTCATTCGCTAATCGTATCCAACCTGAAGTTGGTTTTCTTAAGAAAACGTATTTATAATCTGATCTGTTGTATTCAGTTTTTGCAGAATATAAATTTTGAGCATATTCTTCGGGTCTTTCGAATTCTGTTACCATTGATTTCAAATTTATTTTAGCATCCTTAAACAATTCGCTTTCATTGCAAGAATTCATGAACTGAACGCCGCCGTTATAGTCCATGCAGATCGCTATGATATTAAAGTTCTGCAATAGATATAAGAAATATTTAATATGATCTTTTAAAGAAGATCCAGAGAGAGCGTAAGAATGAATTAAAGTATTAATTTGTTTTTCTTTATCTATTTTTAATACTTGAATGGCAAAATCATCTGATGATTCAGTTTCTGACCAAGAAGGATCTACCGCCAATATATATTCATCTTCTGGATTACCAACCACCTCAACGGCAGGAAGCTCACCATCAGGAACAGTGCATAACGCCATCTTAGATATTTTAAAATAGCCAGAACTATCATCACTAAACTGTGCGCCGAACTCTCGCAAAAACTGCGACTCACTCATTGTCGATTTTGCTTGATTAATTAGATTTTGATCGTACAACTGAACTGGAGCGCAGTCATAAGAGAACTGCATAATACAACGCTTAGTCTTTTCTTTGTTTTTAGGGTTAGATATTAGATTTTCATACTGCTCGTATAATTTATACAAGTATTCAAATTTAAAAGACGCTGAAGATAATGCTATTAATTTATTGTTAGGCCAGATATACCTATCTTCTTCAGTCATTTCTCCTTTATTAATCAATTGGGTTTCAAGATTATAAAGTTCTTCTCTTTGAGTCGGGTTTTGAACGACGGATAAGAAGGGAATAATGACTTCGTTATAAATACGTTCAGGCATCAATAAAAACTCATCAATAATAATACGATGAAAACGAAAACCACGAAGCTTTTCGCCATCACCTAATGGCAATGCACGAATGCGACTTTTACCAATCTCCATTACCCATTCATCGTTAGACTTGGATATTTTTGTAATACATTGTTTTAAAAGATAAGCTTCAGGTTTAGCAGCGATGTCTTCTATCTTTTTAAATATCATTTTTGACTGACGAAATGATCGGGATAATATACCTGTTTCAACTCCTTGATTTAATATAGCATCAAGTACGGCGTAAATACCAGTAGTATAAGACTTACTCATACCACGCGACCACACGCCCAAAAAATAATCACTTTCCAACATGCCTTTAATAGCCATATGTTGAAAAGGAAACAGTTTGACACCAGTTATTAAATCAGTAGCAAAAGTAGTATTGTTGCGAAGAAATTGATAAAACAATAACTTCGCTTCTCTCTCTTCTATATATCCAGGTATCTTCGCTAATTCCTCATTGGAAATTAACTGCGACTTCCTTGGTACTTGGTTGCCAATTTCCCAGCTCATTATCTAAAAAATACTGTATATCCACCTGCCATACTGACTTACCATGATATAATAATTTTGGTATAATATCTAAAGATTTGTTTCTACTACCAGTGAATATAAATTGTATATGCCTTGGATATTTATGGCATAAAGAACGCATATTATGAAAAACATATTCTAAATTTGTTTTTCTATTGTATTTGCGCTGATTTATTAGTATGCTACTTATACTGCTTTCAATAACCACAAATAAATAACAATTCAATTCAACTGCTTTTATAACTTCCTTCTCAAATCTTTCTATTCCAGAAGCCATAGTGCCTAGAAAATCAGATTCGCTTTTTCTATCAACGAATGTATTAGTAAAATATTTTTTATCAGCGATTAGATAATCTCCTACAAATATTTTTTCTATTTTAGACTTAGGGAATTCCAATGCGTCCTGTTCTCTAGTATCAATAAGTATCGGCAAATGAGATACATCTGTTTTATTAAAAGCTTCTGGTAAATTTTTATTATATAAAGGCTCAATATTTAAAAGCTTACATGCATTAGTATAAGAACTAAAATACTTCTTATAAATATTTAAACTCGGCAAATCAAGAGTTATCACTTCATTATGAAACGGCGCAAAATGATATTGTTTTTCATCTACCCTCTTTTTTAGCAGTTCAATGCATTTTGTTTTAACTGTTTCTTCGTTAGATGCAGCTTCCCACTTCAGAAACTCTGTATAATCAAGAAACTCGGTTTCAAAATATTGTTTTTTATTTTTAAAAGGTATTTGTTGGCGATAATAAAGAGAGTTTCTCGGATAATGCGTGCAATAATACTCTGCTTGATAAAGGTTATGCTTTTTTAAATGGGCATGAAAAGACTTATCGTTATTAAAAGATTCGCTACAGATTTTACACTGAATCATATAGCATCTTCTTTAGAAATTCCTAAAATTCTAGCTTTCCATGAAGACATATTCTCTAAACGATCAGCTTCCTCCTTAATAGTGCGCTTTTGCATATCGGCAATTTGAATCATCATTTTGCGTTCTTGCTCGTCTTGAAAAAGCTCTACAAGGTTAAGTATAGAAGCGTTCTTCTGATGCGTTTGCTCTACTCTCTTGGACCGTTCGCCATTGAGCTTTTGAATACTCTTGTCTATACGCCCAGCGCACTGATTGTATTCTTCAGAGATCGTCTTAAGAACCTCAGTTAGACGCATTGTGAAGTCTTTCTGATCTTGCGTCTCATTGAACATATCATTTATCTTGTTTTTCTTAATATCGATCTGTCTTAGATTGATATAGTCCATGCAAACATTAATATACAAATTAATTTCATCAACAGTCAAGTCAGGCTTATCCCAAACAGAGCGCACGAATTCCGCTTCGAATAATTCTTTATCTATAGAGCTATTATATGAGTCGTAATTGCCAACAAATCTTGGACTTGATAAATAATTCAATAATTTTTCCATCCATTTTCTATGTTGCAAAGATAATTTTTCTTCAGAAATGTTTTGGCCGCACCATTTATTCGCTTTATTGATTACCGTTCTGATTGAGCGTGGAACAGAGTATTTGTCGCCAACTCCAGATTCGTTATCTACAAGATAATCAGGATATTTTTCTTTTATGTATTTTTGAACGGCTCTATACTCAGGTGTAATAAAAATATTAAAGTTTTCAAGGCCCAGAAATTTTTCATGGAATATTAACTCTGTTACTTGCCTAGGAGTTATTCTTGTTTTAATGTTTTGTTCAATAAATTCACAATTTTCTTTTGATAGTATTTCTATTGTTTGTGTGGGCTTTGGCTTTTCTTGTTTTTTAACAAATCCAGTTGTTAAAAGAAAGTCTCTAACCAGTTTTGCCTCTTTAGATCTACCCGTTAAATCTTCACGATTATAAAGTAGATTAGCGAGGACGACGTA